AGAGTTAGTACAGCCCGACTATCATAGACAGCCGCTAATTCGTTATCAGAGAATCCAATCTGCTTACCAAAGGCACGAATATCATTTCTGATTGATTCACCTTTAGTTGGATCAGTAAATTCAGGGATATAAGCTGTCAGTTTCTGCATTTCCTCAGCCACTACGGACTGCATCTGTGCCTGTCTATCTTGTTCCTGTTGCTGAATGATTCGTGATCTCTCAGCCTGAACAGCAGACAACTGCTTATCTCTCTGAACCATCTCAGCTACCTTTACAGAGTATCCAATAGGATCAGTCTCTTTCAGGTACTCAAGATTTTCCTCTTGCTGAGGCTGAAGCATTTGCTCAATCATCTCTAGACGTTGCGCGTACGTATCACGCATCTGTTTAGCTTCTTGAACTGCTTGTCGTTCAGCTTCTACTGCCTTACGATCCTCAGCTACTGCTTGCGATTTCTTGGTGTAATCCGTGCCAAGTTGATATGACTTGATAAGCTCATTAAGCGTTACCTCACGTTCTTCTCCAGCCGCTTTGACTCGATACGTGGGTTGCTCTTGCTCATCACCATCTTCATCTTGTTCTACCTCAGACTCATCGTCTGATTCGGCATCGCTTTCGTTAGCTTCTGGCTCATGGTCTGGTTGTCCGTTATCGGAGCCTTCGTCACGTTCCATCATGCTCAAGAAAGCGTTAGCTGCACCTTCTACCGTTAACTCTGCATTTCCCTGTTCGGGAGTCGTGCTTTGAGTATCGCTCATTTATGTTTCCTTAATTATATCGCCAACCGGACGATTCGGACTACAAAATCTTTAACTTTTTTTCATCAATTAGCTTCTGATCTGCTAATCCTTGAATATGATTATCAATAGACTCTAAAACCCTAAGACGCAAATACGACTGCTCACGTACCTCTATATCGTTATAGTCACTATTTAAGAACTTGGCTAACTCCATACCTCTGAGTTCTTCCATCATCTCTATAAAGTAATCGTCTCTTAATAGGTTTAATGCCCAGTCTGATTTCTTCACGCCATACCTCTAGTCAGAGAGCCTAGTTCACGTAAAGCCTTGAGTGTTAACTCAGACTGCTTATTCTTAGTAGCCTCATCAGCCAAGTCCATAGCCAGTACAGCCTGTAGTTGCTTAACTGCTAACTCAGCTTCTCTAATGCGCAGATCAGCCGTATCACGCTGATTCTTCATCTGCATTTCTATACCTTTGCGGGTATATTCGGCTTCAAGTGTTTGCTTCTCAAGGTCAAGTTTTGCCGCATCGATTTGGCTCTTAGCCTGAGTCTTTTCTCTTTCAACCTGAGCCAGCATCTCAGCAACCTGTGCCTGTGCGTCCGGAGTAGGAGGCTGTGGCTGAGATAATGCCGCATTTTGTTCCGGAGTGATCTCATTCATAAACTCGTTAGCATCTTTGAAACCTGCCGATTCAATGAACTTCGCTAGAGTATTGCGATATTGACCGATAGATACCAATGGATTAGATGGACCATATTGCTGAATGATCTGCTCTTGTTTAGCTAGAACCATCTGCAACATAGCTAACTTCTGATCTCTGTCACCTGAACCTAGACCAACATTGATACTAATGTCGTACTGATTAGCCCATGTTCTAGGATCAAACTCAACGTATTTACCACGCATACGGACAACTCTAGGCTTGTCCTGATACTTGCCCAATAGATGCAAGATGCCTTTAAACAGGCTCTTTACGCCAGTTTCAGCAAAGATACGAGCGATTAACTCTAGCTTGCCTGAGTTTGACTTCATCATTGCAGCCACAGCCGTAGCCGTAACATTGTTTAATACGTCTGGATCAAGTCCTTGTTGTGCGTCAGATACACCAGTACGTTTAGCCTGAACTGCATCCAAGTATTCCAGCATTGGCATAGCTTGACCGAATGTACTCTGTACCGATAATGGAACCAAAGCATTAGGACTTTTTAATCTGATAACTCCACCCGGTGTAGCATTAAGGAGATCGTCGATGTTGACTTGTCCGTCAACCGCACCCATTCTAGAGTTGTTGGTAAGATACAGATTGTCTAGGCTTTGTCGTGTAATTGTGGACTTCTGAAGCTGAATATCCATTGTCCGATCAGCCAAAGACTGACCAAAGAACTTATGCGGAATAGGTATAGGACAGATGGAATGGAACGGAACATAGTCTGTTTCCTCATCTTCCAGTATCTCAAAGCCACACCAGACGATACGGCGTAACTCAGCAATACCGTCATCATCCTCGTCAATGCGTATATAGCACTCGTATATCTCTAGCACTTGCATTGAGAAGTCTAGACTAGTGTTCTGATCTGGCTGTTCACCATTAGGGAAACGAGCAATACGCTCACGATTGAACGATAGATCATTAAAAGTTGGCAACTCGTCAACTATATCTTTATCGTAGCCAATAGCACTTAACTCTGAGCGAGTCATCAATCTACGATGAGCCAAAAACGGAGAATCTTCAATACTCTTAGCTGACTTGCTAATTAGGAATTCTTCAGGCGGTACGTTCTCAATCTTGACCTGACCTGATTTATTAGTTTTCTGAACAGATACGTTATATGTAGGAATCTGCACTACATTACCCATACTGTCCGACATTTCCGTATATTCTACTTTTTGCTTCTTGACCTTTAAAGTCTGATCAGATAGCAAATATGCAAGTTCATCCTCGGATAGATTCTTGTATTCTTCTTTAGTTACGTCTGTTTTCTCATCCCAATATGATTTAACTACGCCAACCTTTTGCAGCAAAGCATCCTTAAACCAATTGTGAAGAATAAGCGTTCCATCATTCTCACGATAGAAAACCCAATTACAGTATTCCGTAGCCTGTTTAGCTGATTCTTCGTCTTTCGGACCTTTAGGCTCAAAATAGACAATATCTTCAGTAGTCGTAAAGACTCGCATTAACTGTGGCAATGCACCATCAATAGCCTCAGCTACCTCACCAGTTACGATCTGACTGCGACCTTCCTGTTCGTTACCGTATGGACTACGTAGGTAATACTCTAACGCTCTACGACGATCTTCCGTAGTCTCCGTATTGAGATAACCAATAGCATTATCAATCTCATTCTCGATAATGCCTTTTACTGTGCCTTCGTCCATCATATGCGTTTCCTCTTAGGATTTTCGCAATTATACAATCCATTTTGTGTTAATGGGCAAATCTGACTGCCACGAACTCTCATTATCGTCAAGACTTATCGCCAAATAGCGAAAGGAATCTGAAGAATGACTGCTCCAGTCGTGTAGCGGCTTGTCGTAGAATACTTGTTGTCTCTCGTTATATTCCCTACGATAGTTCCTAAGAGCATCTAGCCCTTGCTTAGTCTTATGATCGAACCAGCATTGCGGTAATAGCCTTCTAACGGCTTGTATACCGTCTGCAATCGATAATCTAGGAGCTACTGTTATATCCAGTCCAGCTTCCATCAAAACCTCTTTACGGCTCTTTCCTGTACCTAGTTCTCTTACTTCCACATCGTGAGGAAGGAACTGCGTGAAACCTTCGTAGTCGTTATCTTTGAGCCAGCGTATATACCAGTCCAGACCGACTCCGTGGTTTTCCGTGTAGTCAATGAGTCGCACTTCTTTTCCAACCACCTGAGCAACCCACAGAGAAGTAGAATCAGACATCCCCAAATCCCAAGCAACATAAGACTTGCATAAGTCATCACGCTCAATAGTGGTGATTCTGTTCTTCGCCTCAAGATCGTTGATAATCTGCCCATAATATGAACCCTCTACGGCTGCATCAAAGCTGCACTCAAACTCTTGGTTATACTTATCATCGCCCATTTCATTACGAGCGTCTTTGAGTTCTTTATCCGCTAGTATCCCTGTATCACTAGCTTTAAACTCTAGTAATGCCCAACCTTCGGCAGTCTTAGCCCTGTCTCTGAACTCTGCGAAATGGTTCCTGCCTTTAGGTGTACCAATGAATAAGCACCACGTAGGAGCCTC